AACGATGCACAAAGTCACGGTAGCGGTGTTACATACGCTCGCAGATACGGACTGCAAAGTATGTGTAATATCGGAAGTGAAGATGATGATGGTAACGCAGCGAGCGCACCAGTAAAGCAAGTTACAAAACAATATCCGGCTAAAGAAGTTAAGCCACTACTTGAAAAAGGTAGTGACCAATGGAAACAAGCTATTAACCACTTGCTAAAAGGAACGGTAACTATTGAGGCTATTAAAGCTAAATACACGCTACTTGAGCCGAATGAAGATGAACTAATTGCCTTAACTAAAAAACCATAGCCATGAAAGAGTTTAGAATCAGAGCAAGTGCAGCAAGTAAAATATGCACTTCAAAAGCAAAGCCAACCATTCTACCTGTTGGTGCAAAAACATACTGCGAACAATGGGTAAAGCAACAAATCTATTCGCGTAGAAAAGAGTTCACAAGTAAATACACAGTCAAAGGTGATATGGTAGAAGAAAGTTCTTTTCCTGTTATTGCAAACCATTTAGGAATAGAAAACCTAACCAAGAATGATGAATACTTTGAAAATGAATTTGCAACAGGAACGCCTGATGCTTTAGTTGATTATGTTATTGACGCTAAAAATTCATGGGATTGCTTCTCTTTCCCCTTGTTTGATGATGAAGTGCCAAACGATGATAACTATTGGCAAGGGCAGGTTTATATGTGGCTAACAGGTAAAGAACTTGCAAAGTTTGTTTATGTTCTTAGCGATACACCTGAAAAACTTATTCAGCAAGAGGCTAAATCTTATTGCTATAAAAACGGCTATGATTTATCACCCGAAATAGTTGATGAAGTAAGGGAGCGTATGACATACGGAAACATTGAACAGAAATACAAAATTAAGGTATTTGATATTGCAAGAAATGAAGATGATATTAAGTTGATTGAGGCGCGTGTATTACTTTGCAGAGAATATATTAAAACTCTTACAAAGTGAAAATAGAAACCACCGGCTATACAAAAGACGGCAATGTTTTCTTTCGCAATCAAAAGCAGATTTCTAAAGATATTCTGCAAAGCGGATGGAGTGAATTTGAGGTTACGATTTGTAAGAAATCTAAGCACAGGAGCGTAAGTCAAAACCGTTGGTATTGGCAGTGCGTTACAATTCTTGCAAATGAATTAGGCTACTCAAAAGACCAGATGCACGAAATCTGTAAATTCAAATTTCTTAAACATGAGTTAGTGGATGAAAAGACAGGCGAAGTGTTCGAGTATTTAAAAAGCACAACGGAGCTAACTACAACCGAATTTAGCACGTTAATAGAATCTTTGATACAATGGAGCGCGGAAACGTTCAACTGCGTTCTACCTTATCCAAATGAGCAAACAACACTATTGTAACTTTTTTAATGGGTTTGGTTGGGGCGGAGTGGTTACCGCCCCTTTTTTAAACCGCAAATAATAATCATGGCACGTAACTTAACAGAACAAGAAAAACAAACTATTGCTAAAAAGATTAAAGCGGGTGAAACATGGCAAAGTATTATCCAACAATTCAACTGCTCCACCGCTACAATTTACAGGATAGTAAAAGATACTGGAGTTGAGTTTAAAAAGAAACGAGAAAAAGGCACTTCTTCGCACGTTACTTTCAGCCATATTAAACATGGTGATAACTTTATTTGCGATGCTTTTTAAATAATGTTTTGTGCTTTAGAATAAATAGTTATTTTTACACTGCATAAAAATCTGACAAATGCAAAATTTAATAATCATACTAACAATAGCCCCTATCGGTGGCTCGATTGTGTTACAGGCGGTCAGATGCCTTATGCCACATGAAAGCTATCGGTAGGGGCATTCTTTTCCTACATGGATATTTCAACATTTATAGGCTTTCGTGAAAAGCCTCACCTATCAACAGGAGCAACTACCATAACCGAATTTATTTCAGCCGTTAAATATGGAACATGGAGTGAACTTGTTGAGCCTATCCGCAATGCACCTGACAAAGCCACACGCGATAAACTTAAACGCACCCTTCCATCCGTAACCATCGCAGGTCTATTTAAAGAACGCGATAAGGAAAAGCTAATTAAACATAGCGGATTTATTTGTATTGATATTGATAGCTATACAGATAAAAGCGAATTAGCCGCAGACCCTTACACATACGCTTTATTTCTTTCAGTAACCGGCAAAGGACTTGCTGTAATTGCAAAAGTCAATCCAGATAAGCACGTTGAATCTTACAACTGGTTGGCTAATTACTACTTTGCTAAATTCGGTATAACTTCCGACCCTGCTCCAAAGAACGTAGCCTCACTTCGTTTTGTTTCCTATGACCCAGATATTTTTATAAATGAGAAATCTCTAAAGGCTAAATGCACCGTTGATAAACCTTTAAAACCAAAATCACTACCGCTAATAATTCCTACAAATAAAGTTGAGGAACTTATACGCACCGTAACTGAACGCAGAATAAACATAGCACCCGATTATGATTCCTATTTAAAACTTGGTTTTGCTTTAGCTAATGGATTTGGTGAAGGTGGACGTGCTTACTATCATTCACTTTGCTCCGTTTCTGAAAAGTATTCAGAAAGCCAATGCGATACACAGTTCACCTATTGCGCTCGTGATAAATCAAAAGGTATAACGGTTGGCACGTTCTATTACATGCTTAAACAAAGCGGAATAGAATTACCTAAAGAGAATAAACGCGCGGTTCAGGTAGCCGCAATGGGTAAAAAGAACGGGCGAAGTAGTGAAGGCATAGCTAAGCAGTTGGTGGAAATGGAAAACATTTCTGAAAGCGATGCCAAACTAATTACCTCCGAAGTAATGAGCCGCGAAGATATTGAAGTCAATAAACTTGCTAAAACACCTGAAGAACTTATACCTGCCTTAATAGATTGGATAATGTTAAACCACCCTATCCGTATAAATTCAATTACTAAAATGATTGAAGAAGCAGGAACGGAGGTTAAAAAAGAAAGACTAAACACTATCTATCTTCGCGGGCGAATGTTTTTTAATTCAAAGGACGTTACTAAAGATTTAATCGAATCAGTAATTTTTTCAGACCACATTCAAACATTTAACCCGATTACTGAATACATAGAACGAAACCGCCACAGGTCAAACAGCGGGCAAATTGACGCGCTAATTGATACCATTGAAACAGATACGCCATGCGCCAATATTTATATCCGTAAATGGCTAATTGGCTTAATAGCCGCTTACGAAGGAATACCGGTGCGTTCCGTTCTTTCTTTAGTAGGTGGGCAAAACACAGGTAAAACGGAATGGTTTAGAAGGTTGCTACCATCTGCACTCCGTAAATACTATGCTGAAAGTAAACTTGACCGCGAAAAGGACGATGAAATTCTAATGTGCCAAAAGTTAATTCTAATGGATGATGAAATGGGAGGCAAAACCCGTAATGATGAAAAGAGATTTAAAGACCTTACATCTAAACATACATTCTCACTTCGCGCTCCTTACGGCAAATATAACGAGGACTTTAAACGGCTTGCAGTTCTTTGCGGCACGTCAAACGAAGTTGATATAATTAACGACCCTACTGGAAACACTAGAATATTACCAGTTAATGTGCTACACATACATCACGATAAATATAATGCTATTGATAAGGATGAACTATTTATGGAAATAGTAAGAGCATACGAATCAGGCGAAGAATGGCAATTATCGAAATCGGAATTAAAAGAACTTTCAGCCGCGAATTTAATCTTTGAAAAGATGCCTTTTGAGCGTGAATTGATTTCACAGTTTTTTAAATCGGAAGAAGCCGGAGGCGGTTATGTGGAACATTTAACAGCCACACAAATCAAAACTTATATAGAAAACAACACACATCAGAAAATAATTAACATGACCCGTTTTGGAATCGAACTGAAATTTATTTTGGGAGAAGGCAAAATGTGCCGCATAAATGGAGTAGTTGGAAAATTCTACGCCTGTATTAAAATTGATACACTAAATACGCAAACCGTTGATTATCAGCCTGACCCTTTTTAAGTGTAAAGGGTGTAAAGGGTGTAAATGCACTTTTTGGAGTTCCAAAATAAATAATGATGTGTGATGTGTGATGTGTGCATGATGTGTGTGTATTATATATAAAACTTTTGGATAGAATACCCTTTACACCCTTTACAAAAAAACAATTTTACCAATGAAAAAGACCTGTAAACCCCCCCTACTCAAAACCCCCTACAAACCCTTTACACCCTTTACAAAATAATTAACCACCAAAACCACTTTTTTAACCACCAAAACCACTTTTATTTTTTATGCTACATTTAAGACCATACCAACAACACGCAATCTCTGACCTCCGCAAATCTTTTAAAGAAGGTCACAAAAGAATTATTTTAGCACTTCCAACAGGAGCAGGGAAAACAGTAGTATTTTCTGAAATGGTGAGAATGGCAGCCGATAAAGGAACGCGAGTTCTAGTCCTAACTGACAGAATAGAATTATTTGAACAAACATTCAAAGCAATAGAACGCCATAACATTCCTATTCAGATTATAAATGCCAATACAACCTCAATAAATACAAGGGCAGTAGTAACGGTAGCAATGATTGAAACACTACACAGACGTGCCTATAATGTTGAACCTGCATTGATAATCATAGATGAAGCGCATAAAGGAAACTTCACCAAACTAATTGACACTTACCCAAGTTCACGGGTAATAGGAGCAACAGCAACTCCAATCGGTAAACATATCCCGAAATACTATTCCGATATTATTCAGACTATTGATACACCTGATTTAGTTAATAGCGGATATTTGTGCGAATGTAAAGCCTTTCAAATGGTGGATGATTTTAGCGACCTCACAATTAAAGGAAAAGAATACACAGATGAATCCCTTTTCAATCACTTCAATAAGCGGAAACTATACAGCGGAGTAGTGGACCAGTGGAAGGCGCGGTCCTTAAACAAAAAGACCATAATCTTTAACGTGAACATCGAACACTCAAATGCAATGGCTAAAGAGTTTAATGATAACGGAATAGTGAGCGAAAGCATAACATCTAAAACACCGAAAGCAGAACGCACACGAATTTTAGAAGCATTCTCAAAAGGCTTATTTCCTGTTCTAAATAATTGCGGAATACTTACCACCGGCTATGATGAACCAAGTATCGAATGTGTGATAATGAACCGCAAAACTTTATCACTACCACTTTTCCTGCAATGTTTAGGACGTGGCAGTCGTATCTATCCAAACAAAACACACTTTACCGTTTTAGATTTCGGAATGAATCACGATCAACATGGCATGTGGAACGAGCCGCGTGAATGGAGTTTAAAAGAAAAGAAGAAGAAAAAAGAAGGTGCTGCACCTGTAAAGACTTGTCCTAAATGTGAAGCAATGTTATACGCAACTGCAAAAATTTGTAAGTTTTGTAGTCATGTTTTTGAGCAAGTATCCGCACCTGTTACTGAAGGTGTTATGATTGAAGTCATACCAAAAAAGTTTATAGGCAAAAAGATTACCGAACTTTCACTTGTTGAATTGGTGGAACTTCAAAAGACAAAGAAATATAAAGCCTCTTACATTTGGCGTGTTGTTAGAAGTAAAGGCAAAGAAATCTTAGGGCAATATGCTTCACTCATGGGATATAATAACGGATGGCTTTACAGACAATCACAATTATTAAACGATACTAAATTTAACGACTATGCAATCAGAGGTTAATTTGCAGGCTAAATGTATTATGTGGTTTAGAAATACATATTGCAGAATAGGCTGTGAACCAAAATATGTTATTTTTAGCGTTCCAAATGAGAACAACTACCATAAAATAAATAGCGGAGTTTTGGCAGGTGTTAGTGATGTAATTGCCGTTCTAGCAAATAGAGTTATATTTTTTGAGTTCAAAACTGAAATAGGAAAACAGAGCGAAAAACAAAAGAACTTCCAGAAAGATATTGAGGCATTGGGATATGAGTATTACATTATCAGAAGCGAATCGGAATTTATTTGTATATTTGAGGCGTATTAAACAAATATATTCTAATGCCATTTGAAAAAGGACATAAGTTGGCTAAAGGTCGCCCTAAAGGTTCTGAAAACGAATTAACTAAGCAAATGAAAACAGTTAAGGAAACTCTAATTGCGGTATTCAACAAACGGCAAGAGAATCCTAAAACATCATTAGAAGCATTTGCAGATGAGTTCCCACGCGAGTTTCATGCTTTGGTTGGTAAGGTTATACCAACGGAAGTGAACGCGCAAATAACAAGCGATGGAATTGCTAATTTAATAATCTCACCTGCGTCAACACGCAAAGATGAACAGCAGTCAGATACTAATCAATGACGTTTACATTCCGTATTTAAGTAATACCAAACGATACCTACATTTGTGGGGCGGTTCAGGTAGTGGAAAATCTGTATTTGCGGCTCAAAAGGTTATTATTCGGCTAAAAACCGAAAAGCCACATCGTATTCTTTGCATCCGTAAGGTTGCTAATACTTTACGCTCATCGGTTTATCAGTTGTTAAGAGATACAATCGAAGATATGGGTTTGACTTCTGAATTTACTATCAACAAATCAGAAATGAGATTCATTCACATTAGCGGTAATGAAATATTATTAGCAGGTTTAGATGATGTTGAAAAATTAAAGTCAATAGCAGGTATTACAAGCATTTGGATAGAAGAAGCAACTGAATTGTTGGCGAGTGACTTTGACCAGTTAGATTTGCGTCTAAGAGGTGAAACTGCAAGTTATAAGCAGATAATGTTTACATATAACCCAATAAGTGAAAGGCATTGGTTAAAAAGCAGATTTCACGATTCGCCTCTACCTGAATTTGATTGTTTAAGAACTACGTTTCAAGATAACCACTTTATTGACGCTGAATATCGAAAAGTATTAGAGAACAAAGCAATGAGTGACCCAAACCTTTACAAAATTTATTTTAAAGGTGAATGGGGTGTTGAAAATAAAGAAGGTAAATTCTGTTGGGCTTTTGATGATAGCCAAGTAAAACCTACTACATGGGATAACCAAAGAACTACATGGGCTACATTTGACTTTAACGTAAACCCTATGACATGCACCGTTGTTCAGGTGCTACAAGAAATACAAACGGTTAGAGCGATTGAATCAATAAAATTAGATAACTCAAATGTTTATGAAATGTGCGATAGGTTACTTGCAAGCTATCCCGATTCACTTTGGATGGTTACTGGTGATGCTTCTGGCAATTCACATTCAGCAATGGTAAAGGATTCACTTACTTACTACAAAATAATTCAATCGCAAATGAATTTGAGTATGCAACAAATGCAAGTGCCAACAGTAAACCCGCGTATTGAGGATAATAAAATATTTGTAAACGCAGTTCATAAGAATTGGAATGTAGAAATTGACCCTGATAAATGTAAACCTTTGATATATGATTTACAGTATGTTGAGGTTGATTTTGATGGTAAAATCATTAAGGACAGGTCAAACACTAAACGCTTTTCTGACTT